AGCTTGCACGTTTTGATAAAGCATCGAACCTCAAGTACACCGACGCGCAGTTACAAACCGACTCCGCTGGCTCTCTGGGTTTTGAGTTCATGGCTGACATTGAAGGGGCCAAGATTCGATGGGGCGATCCAAACTCTAACGCTGTTGCTGGCGGGCCTGCCAACCCGAATATATACGACAACATCAACGTAAATCCGAGGGGCTGATGAGAGTTCATGCCGCACTTAACAAGTGGCAAAAGCGCGATTTCAAATATGGCGATGCCGACTGCTGTCAGTTCATTGCCTTCGTTGTCAAAGAGCTAACGGGTAAAGACTATTCGGCTGGGTTTCAATACGAATCAGAGGCACAGGCTGAGTTACTGGTTGGGAGAGAGGGCGAGCTTGTCGATTTCATCGGCAGCATATTGGGAGAACCGAGCGACGAATTGAAGGACGGCGACCCGTGTATCGTTGCCGCGCCGATTGTCGGTCAGATTTGTGGAATTAAATTGAGAGACAAGGTGGTCTGCTTAACAAGCAAAGGGTTCGCACAGATACCCGACCGCTACCTTGTCTCAGGATGGAGCGTCTAAGTGCCACAGGTAATTGTAGCAGCGTTAGTCAAAGTTGGCACAGCAGTAGTTGCTGCCGTTGGCGCTGCTGGCGTTTATAGCACCGCCACGCTTGCTGCTATTGGCGGCGCAACCATCGCGGTAGGAACCGCTCTTGCTAATGCGGCCATGAAATCGCTGTTGCCTGACCTTTCTATGCCACAATCTGACACGGATAGGGCTAGACAACAGACGGTTAGGGGTACGATTGAACCTCAGAAGATGGTCTATGGCGAAGCCTTGGTATCTGGCCCGATCTTCTTTGTGGGCGTAGCAGGAACGGACAACCGCGAGCTGTATCACTCCATCGCTCTCACGGGGCATGAGGTTGAGGACATCACGGACGTGTTCTTCGACAATGAGAAGATCTTTGACGCGCAGATTGATTTCCAATCGAGAGTTACCGCTGGGACGTTTGGCCCGATTGACAGCGACACGATATGTCAGATTGAACGGCAGACCGGAGCATCAAACCAAGCGGCTGCGTCATTGCTTAGAGGTGCATTCCCATCGGTTTGGACTACATCGCACACCACGCCTAACATCTCTTGCATCACAACTCAGTGGGTCAGGACAGACGGTTCACAAGAACTGTGGGACAGACTGACACCGCGAGACATCAAGGCGCTCGTAAAGGGTAAGAAGGACATATACGACCCTCGCCTCGATACATCAGCAGGCGCTAACCCAACGAATTCTTCGTATCAGCAGTGGACAGACAACCCTGCTCTGTGTGCGGCTAATTACCTGACAGACACCACGTTTGGCTTGTCAGTGCCTGTAGCCAAGATTGATTGGGACGCAGTAGAAAGCGCAGCGGATGCTTGTGACGTGTTGGTCGCCATCCCTAGTGGGACGCAAAAGCGATTCACTGCCAACGGTGTTTTGTTCGCTACTGACTCGCACAGAGCCAACATCAACAAGCTGTTATCTGCCATGAACGGCTCGCTGGTATATTCAAACGGCGTTTACACAATCAGAGCGGGAGTGTACGAGGCACCAACGGAGAGTTTAGATGAAGACTCACTTGCAGGCCCAATTACGGTTAGAACGTCGGTGGAGCGCGGTGATCGTTTTAATACAATCCGTCCGATATTTATTGACCCCACCCAGCAGCACAAGAGCGTCGAGGCACCAGAAGTCGCTCTTACAGCAGCGGTTAGCCGAGATAACAACGAAACATTGATTCGTGATGTGCAACTGTCATTCACGAACACGTCGTACATGGCGCAGAGGATCGCTCATAAGCAGATTCAACTGACAGACCAGCAGACTGTTCTCACGTTCCCATGCAATCTCTCTGGACTTCGTGTGGATGTTGGCGACCGAGTCAGCGTCACGGTCTCGGAGTTGAACTACAGCAATAAGGTTTTCCGCTGCGCTGGTTGGTCGTTCTCCGATACTCAAGACGGCGTGGTCAATCTGACGCTGTTGGAAGATGACTCTGGCTCCTACGCCGACCCGACTTCTGGTGAGTACAGCACGCGCTCACCCTCTGGAACTATCACCCCAGGATTCCGTGGTGTACCTGACCCACAGAACCTGACGGCTACGTCTGGCCTCAAGCACATCGAATTGAACTGGACGAACCCGACCAACCCCAAGCTGTTTGAGACCATCGTGGTTTACGCTTCGGCTGACTCGTCTTGGGATAATGCCCAGTTGATTGGCGAGACCAGGGGAACGCAGTTCTTCCACGACGCAGCGAATCCGACTGACCCTCTATCGGTTGGTGACCAGAGATACTACTGGGTTCAAGCATTTGCCTACGCTGGCGACAAGAACAGCACGCAAGAATTCGTCAGATCCGACCGCAACCCAGACAACGATACCTCCGCCATCGTCGCTTCGGTTGGCCCCAACAACCCAGACTATTCAGAGATCGTTGACGATACCCCGTCACAGACCCCACCCACCGGATTGACGCTGACAGAAACCACTGTCTTGGGTAACGATGGCTCTGTCCTTCCTGCGGTTCAGGTGTCGTGGACTGCATCTAGCCCCAACACCTACGTTTCCTACTACGAAGTGCAGTTCAAGCAGACTTCACAAAATGAGATTGACTATGGCGCTGTCGCCAACTCATACACGGCGACAATCGACTACGGTTCTGTGGCTAATGCCACCACCCTCGAATTGAACTACGGGGGAGTGAACGAGGCCATCACCGGCGCAGGCGCTGAGTTCTCGTCTGTGAATGTCCACGGCACCAGTACCGTGATCGCTGGCATGAAAGAGCTTGAGGAGTTCACGTTCAAGGTCAGAGCGGTAACGCTTACCGGCAAGGTTTCTGGCTTCATCACTGATGTCTTGACGCTTCAGGGCGACCAGACTGCTCCGGCCATCCCGTCCAGCATTGTGGCGACCGGCGGGATTCAGCAAATCAAGCTCGACTATGAATTGCCGTCCGATTCCGATCTGGCCTATGTCGAGATCTTCCAAAATACGGTAGACAATCAAGCATCGTCCACACTGATCGTCAAAACCAAGTCAGACCAGCACACAGTCACGGGTCTGGGTAACGATGTCACCCGATACTTTTGGCTGCGAAGTGCTGACCGCTCTGGGAACCTGTCTGGCTTCAGCGCGTCGTTCTCAGCCACCACGCAGAAGATTGTGCTGGATGATTTTGCGCAAGATGTTCTGGATGAGTTCGCTGCTGGCGATGCTTTCGGTATTGAGCCTGTTAGTACGCTCTCAGGCGTTACAGGGGCGCATGTGGGGCAGATTAAGTTCCTGACTACCACTTCTGAGCTTTACGTTTGGAACGGCACAGCGTGGACTACAGATCTGTTCACAGCGTCATCTGTTGACCCCGGTTCTATCACTGCTGCCTCATTTGCCTCCGGTGTTGAGCCAATCTCTGCGGTGACAAGCCTGCCCTCTCCCACTGGGTATACAGGGCCGAGCATTGTCTTCCTAACAAGTGACAAGAAGCTCTACCGTTACAACTCGTCGGTGCCTGAGTTTACGACGCTGGTCAACACGACAGACCTGTCTGGCACATTGGGCGAGAACCTATTCAGCGACACAGTTAGACCAATAGAGAGGGTGGGTACGCTACCGACTACCAACCTGACCACTGGGCGAGTGGTTATGTTGACCACTGATAACAAGCTCTACAGGTACAGCGGAACGTCGTGGACTTCTGCCATCTCAGCAGCAGACCTTGATGACCAAGTGAACCTCGCCACGCAGGTGTTCGGGCAGGTTCAAGCGGCAAGCCTTACGGCGGGTCAGATTTCGACAGCATCCATTCAAGCCGGAGCCGTGGTTGCAGATTCCATCTCAAGCGGGGCGATCAGTGCAGTCAAGCTGGCGGCGGATTCCGTGACTGCAAACGCCATCGCAGCTAACGCGGTGACGGCATCAGAAATAGCGGCGAGCACGATAACGTCAACCCAACTAAACACGTCTGAGATTTTCGCTGACTCTGCGGTCATCGGTGCGATTCAAGCCTCGTCTATCACGACGGCTGCGGTAGTCGCTGCGATTGGTACCTTTGAGTTCATTCAGTCACAGAACATTCAGTCGAATGCGATCACTGGCGGGAAGATCGCGGCATCGACCATCGACGCATCAAAGCTCAACGTGTCGAATCTGGCGGCTATCACCGCAAACTTGGGAACGGTCACTGCGGGCACTATCAACGCATCTCAGGTGACGATCACAAACTTAGATGCAGACAACATTTCAACCGGCACCCTGAGTGCCGACCAGTTGAGCATCGACAACGTCACGATGGACACCGATGCGCTGGGCAACCTGATTATCAAGTCGGGCGGGGTGAACACAACTCAGATCGCTACTCACGCAGTGAGTCTGACAGCGAACGCTTACACTGCTGGTGGCATCACAACGAGCAGCGGCAGCACACAGGTTCAATCGGTGACGTACACCTCAGCGGGAACAGACGCCTACATTATGGTGAATCTGGGCTTTGTGGGCGGTGCTCAAGGCGGAACGTATACCATTGGGTTCGACGTTTATGACGGCAACACAATCATTCACAACATCCCCTCTCGCACTTATACGAATGGGGTTGCAGGGCAGATTGGCTTTTCGTTCACGCACTCGCCCAGTGCAGGTAGCAGGACAATCAGTGTTAACGCCAAGACAGGGGCATTCACCCTATTCAACAGGGGCATAACCATTATCGAGTTGAAGCGATGAAGAATTTCGTGGTCTACAACAGCGCAGGCGAGATCCTGCGTACCGGCAGATGCCAAGATGCAGACTTCACATCTCAAGCGGGAGAGGGTGAGAGCGTCATTGAGGGCAAGGCAGATGACACGACACAGCACATTATCGACGGTGTGGTGTCGAACAAGGCTCAAGCCTATGAGGTTGAAGGGCTTGTACGTTCAAAGCGTGACCAAATGCTCATGGGTACCGATTGGACGCAGGCAGTAGACTCACCGCTAACCGACGAAAGACAGGTACAATATCGTGCCTACCGGCAGGCTCTGCGGGACATTACATCACACGCGAACTGGCCCAATCTGAACGACTCAGACTGGCCCACACTGGAGAACTAGATGGCTACTCAATTACAGATCAGACGTGGCACCAGCACACAGGTAGCCGCATTCACGGGGGCAGAGGGCGAGATCGTTGTAAACACGACCAACGACTCCGTACACGTCAACGACGGTTCCACAGCAGGTGGGTTCGAGATGGCGAGAGCGGATCTCAACAACGTCTCAGACACCAGCCTGAACGCTGCGTTAACGGGTAACACGGTTAGCGCATTGACGATTACCACGCTGACTCTGGGTTCTACAGCAATCACTGCGACAGGTACTGAACTGAACTACGTTGACGGTGTTACATCAGCCATCCAGACACAGATAGATACCAAGGCACCTCTGGCATCGCCTACCTTTACTGGCACAGCCACAATGGGTGGGCTAGAAATAGCAACATCCGCATCAGACATTGGCGTAGACCTGAAGCTGGACGGTAACAAAACTTCAAATGGCGCTATTGGCAGTATCATTTTTGAAAATAACGGCGACAGCGTTGGCATGATCCGCTCCAACAGGGCGTCTGCTAATGACGCTGCCGACATGTTGTTTTACACACAGGCTACTGGTGGCGCTAACACACAACGCATGGCTATCACGAGCGCGGGTGACGTCAAAATAGGCACAGGCGTTGACCGCTTTAGTTACTTAACTGCTTCTACAGCTAACTTACAAATTGGCGGTGGTGTTGTCTTTGATGCGGGTTCTGGAAATGACGTAGAGATATTTAACTATCGTACTTCAGCTATGTTGTTCGGTAATGGTGGCGATGAAGACATGAGGCTGGACTCATCACGCAACTTGCTGGTGGGGAAAACTACGGCAGCCATCGCCACTGCTGGCACATTCATCGGTGGCGGTAGTAACGTCGGCCTTGTTGAGATCACAAGGGACAACAACCGCCCACTTAGAATTAATCGTACCTCTTCGGATGGACAGCTAGTGCGTTTTGATAAAGATGGCACCAATGTAGGTAGTATTGGCACAGTCAGCGACAGTCTTTACATAGCGTCGCCCTATGGAAATGACTCTGGTTTACGTTTTTCAGACAGAGTAGTTCATCCTTGCACCACTACCGGAGCGCCCCGTGATGACGCAATCAATCTTGGGTATGCACAAGGCCGTTTTGACACGGTTTTCGCTAAAGCCGGATCTATCAACACCTCTGACCGTAATGAAAAGCAAGACATTGAAGCACTGTCTGACGCAGAGCAGCGTGTTGCTGTGGCGGCTAAAAGTTTACTGCGGAAATACCGCTGGAAGTCTGCTGTGGCAGAGAAAGGTGACGATGCTCGCATTCACTTCGGAATTATTGCCCAAGACCTGCAAGATGCTTTTACGGCTGAAGGCTTAAACGCAGCGCATTATGGAATGTGGTGCAGTGACACATGGACTGATGAAGAAACTGGTGAAGAACGTAGCCGCATGGGTGTGCGCTACTCTGAACTACTCGCCTTCATCATCTCAGCAATCTAGGAGAACAACTAATGGCTACATTCAACTGGACGATCTCAACCCTTGAGCGCGACCTACTTGGCGACCTAGCGGGTGGGGTCATTGTGGCTCACTGGCGCTGCAACGCAGAGCAGACGCAAGGCTCTGGTGATGACGCAATCACCTTCCACGCCACCTCATACGGTACGCAAGGCTTCACGCCAGACCCTTCTGCTGAAGGCTACATCGCATACGACGATTTGACCGAGTCAGACGTTCTAGGCTGGGTGTGGGGTCAGAGTGAGAACTGGCAGACCAACATCGAAAACAGCCTGCAAGCACAGATTGACGGGCAGATCACTCCCGCCACCGCTAATGGAGTACCTTGGTAATGACGCCAGATGAAAGGCTGACAACGCACGAAGAGAAATGCGAGATCCGCTACCGCGAGATTGAACGCAGGTTGGAGCAGGGCGAGAAGCGATTCGACCGGCTGGATAACCTCATGGTCGGCCTTTACCTGCTAATCATCTCTTCCATTCTGATTCCGTTGTTCGTGGCTATACAATGATTCTTGAGGCTGTTGCAGCGGTGACGACTGCCTGCAAAGCCTTGGAAATGGCTGCGGGAGCGGCTAACAACATCGAATCTCTTGGTGTGTTCATAGGAAGAATGGGGGCTGCAGAGTTCGACCTACAGCGAGCCAAGAACAGCACCAGAAACATGAGCGAGGCTGAAGCTGCAAAAGCTGTTATGGCAGAGGAGATGGTTCGCCAATCACGTCAGAACATCAAGGACGTGTTCCTAGCTACCAACCGGATGGACTTGTGGCAGGATATGCAGCAAAAGATGGCCGATGCGAGAAAGGCGCGTCAGGAAGAAATCAAACGCCTAGAGGCGCTCAAGCGTAAACAGCGAAAGCAGATGATTGAGATTCTAATCGCCATCGCCATCGTTCTTGGTCTGGTGCCCATAGCAATCGGATTGGTGGTCTGGTGGGCTACATCTTAATCATGGTCATCGGGATCGTGTTTGCGGTCTGGCTGGCCTACAACATCTGAGGACAAACCATGTATCAGTATCACCAACAGCGACCCACTCCCCACCTTCTGTTTGACGTTGCACAAGGCAAAATGTGGGATCAGCGAGCGGTCAATATCTTTGGCTTCAACACCCTAGTAGGAACGTCGTTTGAGACGCTTTGGAACGACGGTGCAGCGTATGTATTCCCATCCTCTGCTGTAGCGATGGACTTGGTTTCAACCAGTACAAGCGACACAATGGACGTTCTGGTGAGTGGTCTTGACGCGAGCTACAACGAGATCAGCGAAACAGTTACCCTCACAGGTACATCCGCAGCCACAACCTCTGTCAGCTTTCTCAGAATCAACTCGGCTATCATCCTCAGTGGACAGAACGCAGGTGATATCTCTGTCAGCAATGGTGGCACGACCTACGCTTTCATTGGCACCAGCATCGGAACCACGCAGGCTTGCATC